CACTATAGTTTTTACGCTTGTTAGATTCTTCTCTTAATCTTTCATTATAATAAACACCATCTTGAAATTTAAATTTTTTGAAAATGTCTTCATCATATGAAATACATATGTTCAACATATCTTTTTCAGTCAATGTTTCTTTTTGATGTTGCAAACATAAAAGCCTAATATATTTTCCAACTTGCTCATTTGTAAGAGTAAATGTACCTGTTAAAAAATCTGAAGAATAAAAAAGAAAAGCAGGGTCTTTTGACATAAAATAAAAAAGGGATAATGTATGTCGCACTACACTACCCCTTTAAGGTTGAAATTAAATTTCTAAATATATGCGACCATATTTAGAAATCGTTGAACAAATATAAATCAATTTTCAATAGGGAAAAAATCAATGGTAAAAATAGTTTGTATTACCATAGGTTTCAAGGAATACGTTCTTAACCTTATCCCTTAAATCAGGTTCTATTTCAATTAATTCACTCATTCTTTTTACCAGGTGCATTATTGTTGTATGGTCTTTGCCACCTAAAATATTACCAATGTGCTTAAGACCTAAACTTAAATATCGGTCTTTTCTTAAAACATAAGCAGCAACCATTCTTGCTTCGACAATATTTTTAAATCTTAATTTACCACAAACTAATGAAGGAGACATAGAGTAAAAATTGCAGACGGATTCCAGGATTTGATTTGAATTTAATCTTCTTGTTGGTTGGTCTAAAGGATGCTCAGAACATGGGTTACAGTTCATTTTTTGATTTTTTAGTTTTTAAATTATAATGCCTTTCATAAATGTGCATGTTACAAACGTAATGAAAATATATTCCAACATTTTTATTAATTTTTTGTGAAACGTATTCTAATAAGTTTGAAAAACAATATTGGTCATTGCAAAATCCAAATACTAAATCATTAGACCTCATCATAACTTGCATATTTATTTTGTCTTCATTGTCAATATAGAAATTAATTGAATAAGTGCATGGAGTATCTTTTTGGTATAAATCAATTTCTTTTCCGTCATAAATAGAAATAGATGCTCGTCTTGTAGTAGGATTAGTTTTAAGCATATCAATAACTTTGTTTAATTGATTACTTCTATTCCATTGAAAACCATAGTTACTATTAACATTGTTATTTTCATCCATCATTGATTCCCATATCTTTGCTTTTTTAGAAATCTCTAATGCATTTCTGTCTCCAGATAAATACCAATCCCATTCAAATTTTGCATAGTTTTCATTCCATTTCCTCCATTTAGTTTTTATAATATTATCTAATGGATTTAATAAAGTTATACAAGTATTATAAACTGTTTTAGTATTATTTACTATTATACCGTTATCAATTATAAAATCATATATTTCTTCAAATGCTTGTTGCGCATTATTATAGTATTTGTATAACATCAATTTTAGCTTTTATTAATAAATTAATCCCTTCTTCATTTGTATATTTTTGATTATAAACTACTTTCTTTATTCCTGATTGAATTATCAATTTGGCACAATCAAAACATGGTGAAAGAGTAATATACATTATAGAATTTTCTGAACTATAAAATGATTTGCAACATTTTGCAATAGCATTAGATTCTGCATGTAACACATCTTTTAATGTTACATTATCACATTCGCAATTATTATCAAATCCAGAAATAGTGCCGTTATATCCAAAAGATATTATATTGTCATCTTTTACTATAACGGCACCGACTTTGGCTCTTTTACAATAAGATGCTTTTGCTATTTCTTTTGCTATATTTAAATAGAATAAATCTTTATTTTTCATTTTTTACAAAAGTTCCATTTTTCATTTTACCTGTTCTATTTTTAATTACATTGTAAGCTGAATTTATACAATCTTCAATTGTAACAATATCAATTAATCCTATGTTTTTTCGATTTTCTTTATAAAGTCTACACAATTGGCATAAATTAGTAAGCACTATTACACAATCACCTATAGCATCAATTATTTCTTCTTCATCATTTTTTAAAATAGCTTTAGATAATTCTCCAGCTTCTTCAAATAATTTAATTAACTGTGTCTTAGGGTCTCCTTTATCATAAATTCCTTTTTTATCTGCCCACTGTCTTATTGGTTCAAATTCATTTACAAAAAGTTCCGGTTGTTTATCTTCAACTAATATAACTTCATGATAAACAGGTTCACCTATCATAGGCATAAGAAATTTGTGTGGTGGAATTGTTGTACAATAAAAGCTTTCGCCTCCTCTTGATGCATTATACTGCAGTTTATAACTTCCATAAGATAAAGTTATAGAAGTTAAATTGTCACAATTAGTTAACTTAGAAAGTTCTGATTTTCTAATTGTTGGTTTTTTGTCTTTGCTAGATGCTAGCGTGTGTTTAATTTTCATTGTTTTTGTTTTTTTGATTTATAATTATTGTTTCCAATTTCTAAATGAATCTATGCTTTTCTTATTTATATTTACTTTAACTTCAGAGGCTACGTTCCAAAATAAATCTCCAGGCTTTGTATATTCCCAAACTTTTGCATCGTAATTTTTTGCAGAAGGAAATGGTGGCAATATTAAACTATCTTGAGAAAAATTCCTATAGTGTGAAATAATATTTGCTTTACCTTTTTCGCCATCTTGTATATTTCTAGAAACAGCAACACCATTTGCTATTGAATTAGGCCATGCTATTTGTAAAGCTCTATTAAGTACTCCTGTTGAAACTGCTGTCCAGAAAGAATTTGGCTCTTTTATTTTATTTGCTTCTTTTATAATCATTGCAGTAACAAACTTGTGCTTTAATCCTAAAGGTATAAAAAATGCATTATTATCATCTGCCCATTTTTTTGCAATTAGATTTAAATTTGGCATTGCTGCAATCCTATGAAAATGATATTCGCAACCATGTTCTATGCAATATGCTTGATGATGTGAAATTTCTTTAGAAGAAGGCATAAACAATACAAGTTTTTTATTGTATTTTTTACATAGTTCTGTCAATGAAATACCTGCAAAGCCAAACCTTGGTTGAACATAAACTATTGTATCATACTTGCATGTAGCAATTAAAAATTCGCCAGCTCTTGATTTAGTTCCAACTTCTAATAAATCTTCTCTTACTACTATTCTATCTTCAATATTTTCAACTATTGGCTTATGATATGATGATTCAAAATCTCCAATCATATCTAAGTATTGTTGTTTAGAATAAATAGAATCTTTGTTTATTTCTGAAGTTGTAATTGAAAATTTTGGTATTGCTCTTGTGTCCATATTTTTTTTAAAATTGAATTGTTTTTAAATATTTTACCATTGTTTTTTTCAATATGATATTTTGATTGATAATCTAAAAAATATCTAACAGTGTCACATAGTCTAGAATCTTCAACAGAATATGGAACAGAATCGTATCTATCGGCTAAAAACTGAATAGCATCAGATTCTTTACATTTACCAAATATAGCTTTAATACATTTTTTAGCATTAGTTCCTGCATAAATCATACTATTAGGTTCTATTAATTGAGGATAGTATTCTGCGATATCAGCTGCTAATGCGCTTAAAACAAAGTTTTGTTTTTTAAAATTATAAGCTTTAAGCCATTGGTTACCTTTATCTACAAATTCTATAATAGTATGCTTTTTAGTATTTAATTCAGATAGCAAATGATTTATTAAATTAAGTGAATATTGTAAGATAAAATTTCTTAATCCTATTGAAAACTGAGGTAATAAATAACCTTTATTATCACAAAATTTATTTTCAGGTAAATCTTCAAACCATTCATCTATATTATATCTTCCATTTTCTATAGAATTAACAATCCAAAAATTACCAAAACCATGTGTTCCAGGTTTATAATTAATACCGGAACCACATAACCTAAAAAGATAAAAAAGTAATAACTGTGTTTTTAAATCTATTTTATCATAATTAAGAAATCTAATCCCATTACCTTTGGGGTCTAATTCTTTTTTATCTAATGCTTCTAAAAACGAACTAAATGATGCATATCTCCTATCTAACATATCGTAAATTGGTACATTAAAAATCAAATCATCATTTACTTTATTTTTTAATTCTTCTAGTGATAAATTGTCTTTATTGCCTTCGAAATAGTATTGTTGCATTAAAAGACTTTTGTCATGATATTCATCTATGGCCAGCAATACATCATTATTGATTTTCATTTTAAAAAAGATTTGTTTTAAAAATATTGTTTGAATAATACTTAGGCCTTAAATGAACAGATTGTTTTGGTTCCATTACGTTTTTTTCATAAAATTCAAGATTTGTATACCAATAGTCAGGCCATTCATTTACTTTTAATCCTGATGACAATAACTCGTTATTAAACAAATCTACTAGATTTTGCCTTTCTGATTGTGAACCATAAAATGCTTTACCTTTATACAATCCACTATTAGGCAATTTTCTATTTTCAGATTCAACAGGTAAAAGACAACTTACTTTAGCGTTACATGATTTAGCAAATTCAATATATCTTTTAACTAATTGTTTAGTTGCTTCTTCAGGATTTTCTTGTCTGCAAAGATGAAATCTTATATCAATATTTCCAAAATATAAATAATCCGCCTTAATAGGATTTTTTAAGAAACCAAATAAAGTCTTACCATCCATTCTTATAATATCAAATTCTTTACCTGGCCATACAGATATTGAATGACTGTCTCCAATTAATAATTTATTCCTTTTAGGTATTTCATATTTATCAATTATATCATCCCAAACAAAATCTAATTTTCTTTTAATTATAAAGTCTTTCATTTGGAATCCATCTATTTGAAATATTTTAATTCCATTATTATTACAGTCAATTAATTTATTAATTCTTTTGATTACATCTTCATTTATTCCGCCAATAATATTAAATGAACCTTCTTTAAAATTAGGACCATGGTTTATTATTAATGTATCATAATCTAACCAATTGTCATCTTGATTTAATATTTCTGAATTATCAATTAAATCTTTTATTATATTATTCCATCCTGCAGAATGACTATTGATACTACTTGAAGGATTATTCATTATACCAATTATACCTATTTTCATTTTTCGTAAGTTTTATTAAGTGAAGAAATATAAGCAACAGCATCTAATAAATTATCCTCTTTATGGTTATATGCCTCTCTAGATAATTTTAAAGCAATCATACACATATAAATGTCTTTAGTTGATATTTCTTTATTGCACAATTCGGTTGCTATTTTAGAGGCTTTAAACATGCCTTCTTCAAAAGGTCCATATTCTCTTTCCTTTTCTTGTTTTCTTTCAAAAACTATTTCATTTGCCTTTAGTAAAATGTTCATAAGATTTATTTGTAATTTTTAATAATATTATTTACATCCTGTTCAGCTATTTGCTTGTATTTTTTTTTAATATAATAATAGCATTGAACTTTTTTTTCTTCTTCAGGTTTTTTTAACCAAGGTTTTGGCTTAAATTCTTTTTTTGTTTTTTGATTTTGTTGTTGTTGTTTCATTGTTTTGATTTTTAGTTATAAAATCTATTGAAATTAAATGTTCTTTAATAAAAAAAATATGTCCATTTTCGTGAAGCACTTTTAACATTTCATGTTGTCTTCCTATTATAGCTATTTTGTCACCTTGCAATCCATAAATAATTTTACTATAAGAACCTGTTACATCATTTTTAAGGTAATTCCATAGCATTTTTATAAACATTTAAATGATAGTGACTATTAAATTTCATAATCTCTGCGGTTGGATGAAGTGCTTTTAATTTAGAAACATCTTTATCCACATAAAAAATACTTTCAAACCTTAATGATTGTCTTGTTAAAGGAGTATCTTTTAATCTAGTTATTGCAGAGTTGTGCAAATTAATATAATTTAGGCACATTCCATTTTCTAATGCTAAATAAAGTTTCATAATTTTTTGATTTTTAAGATTATTAAAGGTGTCCATAAATGACCATTCTTGTAGAAGCGTTCCCAATACCAAACGTATTTCTTTGTCTTTTTGATTTTGTATTTATACCAGGTTCTAAAGTTTAGCCAAATCATAGTTTAAAGGTTTTCGCTTATTTGTTCTTTTTCAATTTGAGTTAATCTATCCGTGATGTCTATTTCAACTCCATTAACATCAATCGTAATTGATTCTATGACATTGGTAACTCTCGTATCGGTGAAATAATGGTAGCCGTGACATTCTTCTCGCCTTTCGCAAGTTTCAACATACTGATTAAAGTTGATTTGTAAAATGTGATTTTCTAATATTTGTTTCATTTCGCTAAAGTTATTTTATAGGTTGAAGAACTTGTTTTGCTCGGTGGGTATAGTTTTATTATTTCATCTTCAATTAAAACCTCTACACCTGCAGAAGGAATGTTTTTAAGGTAGGTCTTTCTTTCATCAAGCATAGCCTTTGCACCTTCAAACTCGGCTTGTAATTGTGCAAGAATAGGGTCTTGGCATTGGCTAAAATCGTATTTAGTTCCTGCTTCTGCAAGTTCAATCTTTGCTCCTGAAGAATTGGTTATTTCTTTTCCGTTCTTGCTTACTTCATCTCTTACGTAGTAAGTAAAGGCTTTTGAACTTCTAACTTCTTCTATAAACTTTTCCATTATTGAAAGTGCTTCTGCTGCTTCCAGGATTCTACCTGAATCTATTAGTTCGTTAATGGAGCTTTGTGCTATGATTTTGATTTGGTTTTTAGTTAAACCTGCTGAAATTTGTGGTAACATAGATTAGTTTTTAGATGTTAGTAATGTTTCTACTTCTTTAGATACTTTGAATGCTGCTTTGATTTTAGCCATTGTAGTTTCTCCTGCATCAAGTTTAGCCTTTGCTTTGTTGAAAAGGTCAGTTCCTTTGTTCAACCATTGTTTAGTGTTATCTTCTGCTTCTTGTGGATTCTTACCACCGAAGGTAGCCGTGTTTCCGTCATCGTCTTCATCAATGTTCAACCCAAGAATAGAAGCTAAAGCATAACGGCGTTGATAGGTTATACAAGAACCTCTGCCTTGTGGGTCATCCTTAACAGGTCGCATTTGATATTCTGCTGAAATATATTCCCCTGATTCGTGAAGCAATATAGAAGTTAAACCATTCTCACCTGAAGGAAATTGTGAAACTGATAAGCCTGATTCAATTAAAGGTTCATTAATACCTTCCAGGATGTTAGGAAGGGAAGCATAGCTTGATTTAAAGAAAGGGTTTTTTGCATCCTTCTTAATGGTGTCCACTTTAACGTGGAATAAGACAAGTGCTTTTGCTAATTCGCTGATGGTGTTTGATTGTTGCATTGTTTTAAAGGTTTTGTTTTTACGATTTTGGTTGTTAAAAGTTCTACTAATTTACTGAATTTCTTCTTCTTCAAGTTCTTTTTTGAATCTTTTTGTTTGTCTATCATTTAGGTAAATTAAAAATGAAATAATAATTGTCCAATAGATTGATAATGCTAATAGGTTCATTTGATTAAGTTTAGGTTTTGTTGATATTTGTAATCAATGTATTCCCCTAATTTATCAAGGATTACTTTTTTTTCTGCGTAGGTTGCTGAAGAAGAATTGATTGCTTCAAGCAATAATTCAAAGGCTGATTTTTCGGTCATAGTTTTAATTTGTTTTTAGATTTAAAGATTACGAAATTGAAAGATAATGTAAGCGAAGATAAGGTTAGCAATAATAATAATTGCTAAAGTGGTTGATTTTTTCATTTGTTTTGTTTTTAGATTGGTTTAAAAAAAATTAGCTGTCTTTCCAGCTTGTCAACTCCGTACGAATACTGTGAGATTTTTATCTTTAATTAATTTTTACTGAATCATAATTCAAATTTTTTCTAACCAAATTTTCAATTCTATCAATTATTTTATTTGGTATATTAGAACCATTTTTTACAGTCCATTGCAATGCAGATGATAACCCGTTAATTATTGCAATCCTTTGAGATTTGTAAAATACATCAGTAAAACCATTTGGCATTGATGGTACTGATTTGAATTTGATTTCGTTTGTGTCGCTTAAGTTTGATACATTTACTAAATTTTTCATTTGTTGTTTTTTTAGGTTATTTGTTTTTGTTTGAGAAGTCAAAAATATATAAGTTAGAGTTATAAAAAAAATATTTTAGAACTTTTTTTTAAAGTTTTTTTTCCCATACGCTGAAACTCAATAGAATCAATAGTTATTAAATAAATAAATATATATGTATAACTAAAAAAGGGATGTAGAAACATCCCTCGCATCTAAAAAACAAATCCTAAAAACCAAATCCTAAAAAACCAAATCCTAAAAAACAAGAAACTTAATTATCTTCTTCATCCTCAAACAATTCATCGTGCATCTCATTTATACACGAATCTATTATCCTTATTGCCTTCTTTATTATCTTCTTAATCTTTTTCGCTTCATCCTTTGTGAGCAAAAGTAAATCAATTCCCTCTACTGCAGAAATTGAATAGTAAGCACAACTTACATAGTCCATCCGTGTTGTATATTCAAAATCAAAGGTTTCTTCTATTTCTTTGATTTCTTCAGTTGTTGGTTCTTGCTCTACTTTTATTTCTTCACTCATAGGGTTCTATTTTTGTTTTTATGGTGAGTGTGGTAAGCTACTTTTCAATCACTTATTCCAACTGACAAGCAGGTGGTCTTTTCTTTAGATGAACCCTTGCACCATTAAAGTATTTTGCCGTTGAAGATTTGTTTATTGTTTATTTTTTTTCTCATTTTGTGTAAACCATTTGTTGCAAGTTTTACATTTATATCTTTGCTTACAAGCACCACTTGCGAGGTATAATTTACCTTCTTTTTTAAAATCATCAGAACCACATTCAGGACAATCTAATTTACTTGCACCGAATATAACTCCAAAGTGTGTTTTAGGTTCAATATGTGTACTCATAACTTTATAAACGCTTTCCAGTAGCACAACATCTTGCTTACAATACTCAATCATTTTATTCATTGATTCCTTACACTTATTCAAAACAATTTCAGTCCAAAGATTATATTCAGTATGTATCTTTTCTCCAAGACCTAAATATTTACCGATATAATTAAGCCTATTACTATTAAACTTAAACTTGCTTCTACTAACCTTTAAGGTATCTATTGTTATATATTTTGGAAACATATCAATCCTATGAAACAAACAACGAGTTCTAATCCAAGCTAAATCAAATTTATCGCCATTGTGACCAATCATTTCATCAGCTATATTAGCAATCTTAATAAAATCCTGTAACATTTTTTTATCACTTTGTTTCTTATCCCAAAACAAAGAAAAAACTTCTTCTGAATCTTCCCATTTATAGCATATACAAATTATTGCCCTTTCTTTTATTATACTTTCAGGACTGATATTTTTTTTAAATCCTGCATCCCAAAAAAAACCAATATTAGGTGATACTTCTATATCAAAAAATAATCTCCTTCTTTTGGTTTTTAATACATTCATATCTTAAAATATAAATCGGCTTCAGCCTTTCTTCTATTAGTTAATCCTTTAGTATATGGACTTCCTTTTGCTACCCATCTCATAAATTGATTTCTTATTAATTCATCTCCAGGATTAGCAAGAACCATTTTCTTTAAAGTGCTTCCATTAAAAGCACCTATTCCAATATTGTAAGCAAAGCAAATTAAAGCGTCAAACTGATTTTGATTCACGTTTACTTTTATCTGCGAAGCAAACTTATTAACGTCATACGTTAGTAGTGATTCTGCACGATATAAACTTATTTCTTCGCCTTCCATTACTGCCTTTCCATTAGGGTAACGTGTTGTTCCGTAGCCTATAGTCCACATTGCTGCAGGACATTTGTAAGCCTTTAATCTGCAACCTTCAAACCTCTTAATTAGGTTTATGCAATTTTGACTTGGTTTCAATGACATAGATGTAAGAAATTAAAACGATTAATATAATTAGTAACCAAATGCAAACCTTATTCATTACCTCGTTTCTTGTCCTATAATCTTCTCTATCTTTTAAAGAAATATCTCTTTGCTTTGTTAAAGAAAATACTTTTGCACTATCAATGATATTCTTAATAATATAAGGTGGATTGTTCTGCAAATCAACTTTAAGAACATTAATAAACTTGTTCGCATTTTGCAATTTGAGAACTAAATTATTATACTTCTTTAAAAGTGTTAAATCATTTTTTAAAATAGTGTCATTTACTAAAAACGTATCAGTATTTATACTTAAAAATGTATCAATTCGTGAGATAAATTCAGTTATTTTTAGAGAATCTTTAATTATTGTAGGTGGGAATTTCTCGCTGCATTTCTCTGAAATTAAAATAGGATAGCGTTCTTCTATCCTACTTAATTGTTTATTAGCTTTTTGCTCGGTAAAACAACCCACTAAAATTATTGAAAGAAACAATAAATATTTCAGCATAAATTCTTATTTTTGAAGCGATAACAATTTGGTATCTCTTGTGGGACGGAGTCAGTTTTTGCTGACTCCTTTTTTTATTGGGTATCGTGGTCTTTAGCCAAATATCCAAAAGCAGCTAATGAAGCAGCAAACAATAATTTAGTAATTGTGTTGCCATCAAAGTGGTAACCTGTTCCTTCTACAATAGGTTGAACTGCTACCAATGTCGCTAAAATTAATCCGAAGATTGTTGTTTTTGCACTTTTCATTTTTTTATGTATTTGTTGAAAAATTTAATTACTCCAGGCATATTGCCTACTATAGTTGTTATACTTGCAGCAATAGCAAAGAATCCAAGAACTTCAGATGAAGTTAAAAATGTGGCTATAGATAAAAGCCAAACTCCTAATAGTTCAAATTGTTTCATAATAAATCAGTATAGGTCATATATTGAAAATGTGGTGGAATTTCACAATCAGCAATTTCAAAAACATCAGGCTCTAAAACTATCGTAGGATGTTCTTCTAAAGGTCTATCCCAATTAGTTGTAAGAACAACTGAATAAGCAA